GATGAAAAAGGTTGATATCTATCAAGATTAGGATTATATTTTATAAAAAAAGTATGCTTAGTTATATTGGTGGTAAGAGTAAGATTGGTAAATGGATTGTTCCATTCTACCCGACAGATATGGAAACGTATGTTGAAACGTTTGGTGGTATGTTTTGGTGTTTCTTCAATATGGATTTGAAGTTATATCCTAATTTAAAAAGAGTTGTTTATAACGACTTCAATCCTTTGAACTATAATTTGTTCATGTGTCTTCAGAATCCTGAGACTTTGTTATCTTCGATTAATAATATTCCATGTCAACAACAAGGTGTAGAAGTAACACCACCGGTATATAAAGAACAGTTCAACGCATTTCAAAAGGAAATCTTCTCTGAAGGTTTTACAATCAATTATCCTGATTATGATGTTGCAGCTAAATATGCTTATGTTTTAACTCAGGTATTCAGTGGTTCAAAACCTGAAACAAGTTCATTTATTGATTTGAAAGGTAAGTATAAGTCAAAATATCTTACCTTTAGAGATAAATTATCTAAACCTGAGTGGGTTGAACATTTCAATAGAATATCGGAGTTTAGATTAGGTGATTTTGAAGATGTTATTAAAGAGTTTGATAGTCCAACAACATACTTTTATGTTGACCCACCATATTGGAAGACTGAAAACTATTACTCAAACCATGATTTTGATAGAGAAGACCATGAAAGATTAGCGGATTGTTTAAAAAATATTCAAGGAAAGTTTTCATTATCTTATTATGATTTCGTACTTTTGCGAGAGTGGTTCCCAAAAGAAGAATATAAATGGGAGAAGAAAGAATTTGCTAAAGCGGCGGCAGCAAAGAAAGGTAAAACCCAGAATATGGGTGAGGAGTTATTAATTATGAATTATTTTTAATTTTTTTGATATTTATAAAGAAAAAAACAATGAGAGGATTTACACAACTTTTATCAAATCTAATTTTAGAGAACTCAAGATTTCAAATTTTATATGACAAATTAGTTAAACCATCTGCTAAACCTGCTCAAGGTGCTGAAGGTAGACGAGCTAAAGGTATCATGGATTTTGAAACTTTAAAGGCAATTATATTTGCTGACCCAACAACAAGAATACCTGAAGGATTGGGTGATATTGATGAAATCAGTATTCAGGATATGGATAAAGTTAAAGTTGGTAAGTACACTCAGTGGTTATTGAAAAATTTTGTATCGGCACCAATAACTGGTGAAGAAGGAGAAATTGAAAAAGATAATCCAGAGTATAAAAGAAGATTTCAAGAATACCAACGTCTTTTCTTGGAAGACCTTCATAAGACAACTGATGATTTAAAAAAATACGAAAGATTTAAAAATCAATTACCTCAAGATAAGAGAGATATTAATAAAATCACAGTTAGTGAATTATTTGATTTAGTTAAAGATTTTAAACTTGAAAAAGTTAAAGCATCTAAAGAAGAAAAAGAAAAAGCTAAAATTTCTTATGAATATCCTGGTAGTGAAATTATTTTCAGAGGTCCAAAGTGGACTTTGATTAAAATTGAAGATAAAACTGAGTTAGGAAAAAATGCGGCAATATTCTTTGGGGGTTATCAAGATAGTGATAACGATGAAACAAGATGGTGTACTTCAGGACCTGGATTGACGTTCTTCAATGGTTATATTAAAGATGGTCCTCTTTATGTTGTGTTACCAAATGATGATAATGGACAAGTTGGAAAAAGAACTGGATTACCTAAAGAAAGATATCAATTCCATTTTCCATCAAGTCAGTTTATGGATAGGCTTGATAGACATGTAAATTTAACTGAACTTTTAAACGGACCAATGATTGAACTTAAAGAAAGTTTTAAACCTGAATTTGCTAAAGGATTGGTTACCAAAGGTGGTGATAAAGTTGAAATTAACTATCCTAACGATTCAGCGGGTAAATTTGTGGCACTTTATGGATTTGATGAACTTTTTGAATCTATGCCAAAAACGATACAACATTTATTAATTAACAATAAATCTAAAGAAAATATTGCGATAGATGTTCCTGAAAGTTTGGGTCAGTTTACTAACTTACAAGCATTGATGTTACAAAATATTGTTAGAACTTTACCTGAGTCAATCGGTAACTTGAAAGGACTTAACTTCTTAGCGTTACCATCTAACACTAATCTACAGAGTTTACCGGCATCTATTGTTAATTTAGAGAATTTGGCATTTATTAATTTGAAAGATAGTAACCCGAACATTGAAATACCTGAAGTGTTGAGAGAAAAATTGAGTGATGAGGGTGGTGGATTTTATTATGTGATTTAATTTTGTTATTTTTGTAAAAAATAATACTATGAAATACATTGAAGTTGACATTTACATGAACCAATTGGTTTCTTTCTTTGAAAAGAATCCCAATGATTTAATATCATTAATTGGGGAACTTCAAAAAGATGATTTTTACAAAAAGGTTAAAGAAACTTGTATTAAAAATTTTAAAGAAAACGGTGAAGTTATTCCGACACAAAAACAACTAATAGATATTGTTGTTGAGTTGAAACAAGGACCGGTGTCAACATACGAAATGAAATCCATTAATCAGGCATTCCAAAAAACAAAATTTGGAATTTTATGTCTAAATTAATTTTGAAAATCTAAAAAAAAATCTTATTTTTGTGGGACGTAAAGTCCCATTTTTTATGACCACACTTTTTGAGAAAATTTACCGAAACTATTATACCTCATTGTATTATAATTACAATAGTATTGATACTACATTACCTGTTAATCCTTATAAGTTAAAATTATCATGGCTATTAAATAAAAAAGATAATACAGAAGAAGCTTTTGAAAAAAATTATGGTAATCTGTGTTCAGAAGTTTTATTTAAAAGAATTATCATCAAGTTAGAAAAAAATGATGATAAGATTTCTATGAAGTTATTTCACTATGTAAATTCAAGAAGAGTTGGGAAAAAATTCTTCAAGAAAAGTACAATGTGTAGGTATGTGACCTATAACTTAAAAACTAATATCTTATATCATGGTGAAATTACAAACTATCACCTTAAAAGAAAGTGTTACAAAAAAGTAAGAACATCTAATTTTAGTGATTCCCCCATCCAAAAATTCATAGGTTCTTTTAATACTTTAACTTATGATTTATCGGAATATAATTTGTTCACTAAAGATGATATTTTCAATCTTTTCAATTTATTCCTACAGAACATACCAGGATTGGAGAATTATATGGATATTAATAGTCAGGACCGTCTATATAAATTTATTTTAGATAAAAGAGGGGTTAAATTACCAAACAACTGGTTATCGTTTAAAGATTCTCCAATACAACCTAAAAAAGTTGACTATAAAAAAAACGATTTCAAATACATTGATGCCCTAATGAAAATACATAACTTGAGTGGGGATAAAATAAAAAGGGTGTTACATCAAGTTAATAGTTTTAATATTAATACTTGGAATTCAGTAGTTTCTCTTTTTGGGTTAGATTATTTGAAAACTAAAAATGATAATTTCATAAAAGAAATTTTTGAAACAAGTTATTCCCAACATTCTGAATATTTTTTACCTGAACTTTTTACTAAAAAAGAACTGGATAATTCTTTTGAAATTTTCAAACAATCTCTACTTGGAGATATTGACCCTTTCACATTTTTTGACCACGTAAGATTTTATATTAAACTAAAAGGATATGGTGAAAAAATTAAATGGAATAGTAGAACATATACGGAATTTAATGAAGAACATTTAATTTGGTCAGATTTATACTCATCTTATACTCGAGGAAAATTTAGAAGAATTTATAGTCAAAGTTTTGTTGATTTGTTTGATACCAAAATTGTGTTAGAGGATGAGTATTTTCCTGTTATTTTATTGAATTCAACAGACTATAATAATGAATCTGCGGTACAATCCAATTGTGTTAGAACCTATGTTGACCGAGCAGCATCAGTAATCATATCTTTGAGAAAGGGTTCTAATACTTCAGATGTTAGAGCAAGTATTGAATACTTAATTAACACTGATGATAATGAAAAAATTAAATTGAAAAGGATTCAGACGTTAGGTAAATATAATTACCATTTAGATGCGACTTGGAATGAACCAATCAAGATGTTAGATAAAATGGTTTCTAATTATTTAAAAACTAAAGTTTTTGATTTACCAAAGTTAGAAAAAGAAACTAAAAAAGGAACTTTCCTATTTAATTCTGAGTTTGTAACTACAAATGAATATGCACCTGAAATGGGGTATTACTTAAAATGGGATAACAGTGATATAGATAATAATTACTTATTACCATACATTGATTTTTGACAGGAAAATATTAATTTTATATAATGAATCAAATACCTGAAAATTGTATAGAGAAATTTGTTAAATCTTATAACAATTATCCATCAATTATAGAGTTAAAACTCAATAATGAAGATATTGATAAGTTAACAAAGAACAAAACAGTTTTATGGTCGTATATTAAAATGATTGATAGTCCTATAGATATTTTATATAATAAAAATCTTGTGGAAATTGACGGTAATGGTATTTATGTTTATATTGATAAACAATCTGATGATGAAAATTTAGTTTATTTTTTGTTTCTACAAAATTATATTAGTAACGTTAATTTTATCATCTCTAAACTAATAAAAAAAAATAATAATGGAATTAAACAGTGAAACATTTAACGAGAAGTTAAAAAATGGTGAAAAAATGTTAGTGGAGTTTTGGGCTCCATGGTGTGGACCATGTCGTATATTAAAACCGACATTTGAAAAAGTTGCTAAAATTTTGGAGAGTGAAGATTATGGTGTTAATTTGTATACTTTAAACGTTGAAGAAAACAAAGAATTGTCGGCTAGTCTAAAAATTAGAAGTATTCCTGTGATTAAATCTTTTAGTGCCGGTAATGAAGTTAATACTGAGGTTGGTGTTATACCTGAATCAAAAATTAGAGATTTGGCTAAAAATGTTTTAAATGGATAATATTGTTATTTTATTCACAATGGAAGGTTGTCCTTTCTGTCAAATCATGAAAGACAAACTTAAAGAGTCTAATATAGAATATCATGAAAGAGATATTGATGAAAATGAAGAAGAGTATTCTTTATTTTCAGAAGTGAGTGGAAGTGATTTTGTTCCAGCTTTTATGATAATAAGTGACCCTGAAAACTCACCAAGTGCTAAGTTATTTGCACCTGAAAAAGATTTTTTTGATTTGGATGAGGGAATAGTAATTATTAAGGAACATTTAAACAAAGGTTAATGAATTTAAGTTTTAAAAAGAACGGTGTGATTAATGAACCATTAATCCAATGGTCTCTTGAAGATGATAACATTGTTGTTATTTATCAAGGTGGTCGAGGTGCTAATCCTGAATTGGATTATATTATAAAGTATAAGTCACCAGGAAAAAGATTGAGAGCTCCTTCTCACACTCATTGGATTGTTGATTTGATTGTTAAATCTCAATTTTCAAATGGTAGGGTTTGTTCTTTTATATCTGAATGGATTGAACTTTATGATAAGATTGAACCTTTTAAAACACAAGAAGAAAGAAACACATATCAACTAATCTATACAGAATATTTTAAAGAAGAATATTTTGATTTAGATAACCTAAGTAGTTTTTCTGTGGAATTTTTATCTGTTTTAATGGAGTTATTTATCAAATGTGAGAAACAAACACCAAATGCTTTCATGTTTAAAAATTTACTAAAGTTGATGAAAGATTATTGTGATGGAACTAAAGATTTTTATCAGGTAATATCTTACTCAAAGAGAGTTTAGAACAAATTTAGTTCACTAAATTCTTTTAAATTAACCCAATTGGATTTTTCTAATTGGGTTTCTATTTGTGTCGTATACTCAAAATCTGTTAAATTTTCATTTTTGAATTTATTGTAATTAAAATCAAAGATATCTAAAATCATAGATTTGATTTTTTCATTTGGGTAATAAGATGTTGAATCCATTTTAATATTCAGGTCACCACTTTCTGTTAGACCTGTTTGTGACTTAAACCAAATTTTATCTGTACCTAATTTATTTAAAACTTGATATGATATGTTTTCAAAATAGTAATGACATATTCTACCTATCTTTAAACTATAACCGTATGGGAACTCCGATGTAATACTAATCGTGGAATTTATAGTGAACTCGTTAAATTTATGGAAATTATTGGAATGAGTTTCCAAAATCAACTTTTCCATATAATCTATCGACAATAAATCTTTTACACCATTCTCTTCAATGAAATCAATTACTTTACTGTTGAAAACAGGATAATCTGAATTATAAAATTCACCTGTATAGTTAATTGGGACTAACTTTTGATTATATTCTAATAGGTCTATTACATTAAAATTCTTTATTTCCAATTCTTCAAAAAACTTTGAATTAGAATCAAAAAATGATTGTTTTAGTTCATTTATATCTAATAAACTTTCACGTTCTGTTTTACCAACAATAACAAAAAAACTATTATGATATGTTACTTCTACAAAACTTAAATTATTTTTATTCGGGTCAAGATGTGACACTATATAATCGGCAAATTTATTAACTAAACCTCTTGTAGAATTTGGAACTATGTATCTCATATTTTTATTTGAAATATAAAATAAAAAAAGGGGTTAGAAAACCCCTTAATAATAATTTTTAAATAAAAGAAATTATCTTTTATTTTTGTAATATTTTTCAATCATCTTGTGTACAGAATTCTGTACATTCTCATTTGTGTTTTGAGGTCTAGCTTGTTGAGCCTGAGCTGGTTGAGCCGGCTGACTAGTGTTCTTATTTTTACATCCACAACCCATTGTAGTATAGTTTTAAAAGTTTATTTTATAATAATAAATATCTGAATAATCTTTTATTAGTCAATAAAATTGTTATTTTCTTAAAAAGAAATATTTATTAATATGAAATTTCTAATTAGAAGATTATTGAAAGAAGTTGAGGAAGAACAATATTATAAGATTAATGCGTCAGAGTATGTTGAATTGATGAAACTCTCAGGTTATCACGGTAATGTTACAAAATTAAAAAAGTTTGGAGGTAAACCATTATGGATTATAGGTAGTGTTGTATTAAGTAATACACCTACTGATTCATTAGGTAATGTTGCAAAAATAGATGGGTCATTAGATATTTCACATACCAAAGTTTCCGATATATCAGGGATTGAAGTGAAAGGTCATATTTGGGATTCAGACACACCAATTGAACGTAAAAGAATTGCTGCGGAATTAAGAGAGAAATTGGCTGAAGTTGAACGAAGAAGACAATCAGGGGAGTGGGATTTAAATTCTGAATCAATTGACGATGAAGGTATTAAAGCAAATGCTTTATATCAGTATTTGGTTGATAATGGTGATGTTGAAGTGCTGGATGAAGAGGATAAAGAAAGATTATCTAACTTAAAAATTGAGTTAAATAAATTACAAGATGAATATAATAACATTGAAGACCCTGAATTGGTTTCTGATTTATATGATAGGATTACTGATTTAGAGGGGGATATTGAAGGTTTAGAAAATGAGAATAGTGATGTCTATATTATTAGTCCACTAAAATGGAAAAATTATGGTTTATCCGTGTTTGAAGTGGTAGGTATACCTGGATTAAGAAACCAAGAGTATACTGTCGGTGATAGTGATGAAATGGATAAGGCTCTTGATAGTTATGCTGATGATTATGTTGGAGATGTTGGTATTGAAAATTTCTCTGAATATATTTTAGAAAGTTGTATTGATAAAGATTATTTAAGTAGTTATGTGAGAGATTGGTATGAAGATGATGTGTGGCAAAATCCTGATGTCTATTTCAATGAAGATGACTTTGAATTAACTGAAGAACAAGAACGTGAAAAAGAATTCATTGAAGCGGAGATTGAGAAATATGAAGGTAGACAAGAAAATCTTAACAGTGAAATTGAAGAACCTGATGAATATACAAGAATGTATGACCAAATACAAGACCATATAGATTCATTACAAGAAAGATTGGAAAATATTGTACCAAATACTGATGAACCAACCCAAGATATGGTTGATAGAGTTGTTGATGAAAAAATTGAAGAAGCGACAAATGACCCTATTAGATTCATTAAAAACTATGGTTTAGAAATTAAAAATTTTGTTGACTTAGATGACCTGGCTAAATATTTAGTTGATAGTGAGGGTTATGAATTACTAAACAGTTATGATGGTTCAGTTGACAATGTTAGTTTGGACGATGAAACATATTATATAATGAGAATTAATTAAAATTATGAAACAAAATATTTTTGAAATAACTCAAGAAGAGAAAAAAAGAATTATATATCTTCATGAGAGAAGAACCTCTCAACACTATCTTACTGAACAAATTACAAGTGTTGAACAACAAACAATGATGGCTTGTGGTACAGGAGATTTACAGCAAGTTAAAACAATTAATGGTAAATCCGCAGTTGAAGTTGATAACGTTGCTCATACTATATGTGATAATTTGAAAAAAAAATATCCATATGAATATAAACAGTATAGTCCAAATCATGCAGATTCAAGAAGTGCTGCAAACTCAAGAAAAATAACACAAAGTGGTGGAAAACAAGTTCAGCAAAAGGCTCAAAATATTCAATATAATGAATTTAAATCTTTTTGTAATACAAAAGGATTAATGATTGGTTTTAGAACGTGGTTATTAACAAATAATCCAAAAGGTCTTGAACAATTAAATGTCACTGAAAAAACACCGGTATGTGATACAAAATACTATCAATTGTGGTATGCGACATTGAACACTCCACAAACAATAATGGGTGAAAAAATTATTTATTTAGGGGAACTTTTCAAAAAGAAAGATGAATTTTCAAAAACTAAAAAAGAGGCTTTAAGTGGTCCTGACATTACGTCGAAAAAAGATTCAATAAAAGGTACTAGTACAAAACATGCTGTAGAAATTAATGGACAACTTTACGAAGTTGATGGAGAAACAGGTAAAGCAAATATGGTTAAGTTAGGTAAAGCGGCTGAGGGAGGTTCTGATATTGAGGATTGGATTAACTGGATATCATTTGCGATGGAATTTATTCCTGGTTTTGGAAATTTAGCATCTGCAATAGTTGATGTTGCGGCGGCTTTGGTTAGTTTAGTTAAATCTTATTTTAAAGACAATACTTTTGATAAAGCGGTTTATTTTGCGAAAGGTTCGGTTGGATTAGCACTTGCCTTTGTACCTGGTGCGGGTAATGTAATCAATGCTGGTGTTAAAAAAACTTTAAGTTGGTTATCTAATTGGTGGAAAACACTTCTTTTAAAAGTAACTGCTTTAGTCCAAAAAGGTACTATAACAAAAACTCTTGGTGATAAATTTTTAAGTGGAAATTTAAGTACAGTATTAGGTACAATTTTTACAATGTTGATGAGAACTGTAGGTGAATTTGGTAAATCGTTAGTACAAGATGGTATAAAATCAGGTATTGAAGGTGCAATTGATTTATTGAATGATTATATTAGTTTTCCTGGAATTGAAACTTTAATTAATATATTAAAGTCTCTTATAAATCCGATAGGTCAAGTTATTGAGTTTATTAACTCTTTTGAGGGGGAAATTAAAAAAATACCAACTGATTTATCAAAAGTTTAATTTTCTTTTTAGTTATTTTTTCATATTTTTAACATATGAAAAAAAATTCAAATAATTTTGTGATGGACACAGATTGGATTTTCCAAGGCGAAATTGATTCAGAACAAAAAAATTATGTCTTATTGAGTTATTTTCAAAAATTGAACAAAGATTTGGAACAAATCAAAATGTATCCAATGTTCACAGAACTGTCATTACATTTAGGGAATTTACAAACTTTACTTAATAGAAATCAAATACTTTATATTGATAAAAAATTAAAGACCAATGGCCTTATGGTCTGTCGCATATGATTCTATAGATATACGGGTAAAAAGAAATCGTAAAAATTTACATATTAAAAATGGTTTTTTTTATACTGAAATAAATAACCAAATCCATATTTGGTCATACAAGATTAGTAAAATTCAAAAAACAATTAATCAAACAAAAATTACTACAAAACTTTTGTACAAAGGTAATGGTGATGATTTGACAATTATACAATTAATCTCTAAATTTTCTAAAACCTATAAAGATAAAAAAGAAAAAGATTGTCCTATTTTTGAAATTATATGTAATCAAATTTTTCCACTAAATGAAACTTTGTTACCAATCTTCAAAAGAAAAGTATCAACTATCATTAACCAAACAGTAAGGGATAAAAAATTACTTGAAAATGGGGTACAATAAAAAAATAAAAGTTATTGATAATAATGTTATTAGTTCGTTAGAAAATAACTTTAAAAATTTTGAAATTTTACTTGGTTATGATAGTTTGTTATTTGAGAATATTGAAACACAAAAAAAATATATAGAATATGAAAAAAAATACTCAAACCAATAACTCTATTTTACAAAAATTAAGACAACCTGTTCACATAAGTTATATTGCTGAACGAATTGTCCAAAAAGATATATTTGAGACCCAAGAAATTATTAATGAATTTGTTGAAGATGGGTTAGTTGTTGAAAGTGAGTATGGAAAAGGATATTACATGTTAAAAAAAACAAAATAATGACTATGACAAAAATTGAATACATATGGCTTGATGGTTATACACCTGAACCGAATCTAAGAAGTAAGATTAAAGTTGTTCCTAACACTATTACGGAACTTTCAGATGTTCCTGTGTGGAACTTTGATGGTTCGTCAACATTACAGGCTGATGGGGATAAATCTGATTGTATCTTACAACCTGTTAGAATATATTTCGCAGATAAAGTTTATGTTTTATGTGAGGTAATGAATCCTGATGGAACCCCTCATGAAACAAATCAAAGAGCCAAATTAGGTGAAGAAGATAAAGAAATGTGGTTTGGTTTTGAACAAGAATACTTTATTAGAGAAGGTAAAAATAAACCCGTCTGAGGTCATAGTAGTGGGTCAATTGAAGGTCAAGGTAAATATTATTGTGGTGTCGGTGTTAATGTAATTGGTAGAGACATTGTTGAAGAACATATGGACCTATGTTTAAACATGGGTATTGGTATTACAGGTGTAAATGCTGAGGTAGCTTTAGGACAATGGGAATATCAAGTGTTTTCTCAGGGTAAATTAAAGGCTGGCGATGACCTGTGGATGAGTAGATACCTAATGGAGAAACTATCTGAAAAATACGGTTATTATATTGAATACCATCCTAAACCTTTGGCTTACGGAGAGTGGAATGGTTCAGGATTACACACTAACTTCTCAACTGAGAAAATGAGAAACGAAGGTGGGGAAGAATATTTCAATGCTCTATTTAAATCATTGGAGTCAAGAAGAGAAAAACATATTGAGGTTTATGGGTCGGACAATGACCTTAGATTAACAGGTAGATTTGAGACACAATCAATTAATAAATTTACTTGGGGTGTTAGTGACAGAGGAGCATCTATCCGAGTTCCAATGTCTACGGCGAAAGAATGGAAAGGTTACATTGAAGACAGACGACCAGCATCAAATGCTAACCCTTATGAAATTATCAAAGTTATTTCTGAAACTATTGATATGGCGAATGAACTAGCTGAAACTACTCATAGAATGTATACTAATGTTGAGATGAAAAATTTTGATGAGATTTCTAAAAAGTATAATGGAATTTCATCTGACGATTTACTTGAAGAATATAAAAACGATTAAAATGGTATCAGAAAATAAAGAGATGGTTAATCACCCAAGTCATTACGGAGGTGAAAACAATGTTTACGAGGCTATTAAAGTAATAGATGCTTGGGGATTAGATAATGACTTTTATTTGGGTAATGCTGTAAAATACCTCTCAAGAGCTGGTAAAAAAGATGACACAGTACAAGACCTGAAAAAGGCTATTTGGTATATTGAAAAGAAAATTGAAAAGTTACAAAAATGATTATAACATATATTGTTACGTCTTTGTTGTCTTGTATTTTATTTATGACTATACTTGTCGTTGGGAGTAAGATAACAAGTAAATTACCTAATAGTAAGTTTGCTAATTTTTGGAAAAAACACGTAATTGATGAAGCACCTGACGATATAGATTTATAAAATATGATAGAAAATTATTTAAACAAAATAACCACAGGTGATTGTTCTGAGGTGATGAAAGGAGTCCCTGAAGGGTCTGTGGATTTGATTGTTACATCACCACCCTATGGAGTTAATATTGCTTATGATGTCCATGATGATGATATGGAAATTAGTGAGTATTTGGAGTTTACTCGTAAATGGATGACAGAAGCGTATAAGGTATTAAAAGATGATGGTAGGATTGCTTTGAACATTCCGTATGAGATTAATAGACAATCTAAAGGTGGTAGAATTTTCTTTGTATCAGAAGTTTATCAGGTAATGAAAGAGATTGGATTCAAGTTCTTTGGTATCGTTGACTTGGAAGAAGATAGTCCCCATAGAAGTAAAACAACTGCTTGGGGTTCTTGGATGAGTCCGTCTAGCCCTTATATCTATAATCCAAAGGAGTGTGTCATTTTAGCTTACAAGAAACATCACATTAAGAAAGTTAAAGGTGAAACACAATGGAAGGGTGAACCTACTGTAACTGAAGAAGGTAAAAACAAGATGGTTTATAAGGATGAAGATAAGAAAGAATTTATGGAATTAGTGTTTGGTCAATGGAAATACTTAAATGATTCAAGACCAATGACTAAGGCTACTTTTAGTATGGACATTCCGACAAAGGCAATTAAAATATTGTCTTATAAAAACGATATTGTTATGGACCCATTTGCCGGTTCGGGTACAAGTTCTGTGGCGGCGGAAATACTTGATAGACGATGGATAGGTATTGAACTTTCTGAAAATTATGCTGAAATTGCTAGTAAACGAATCCAAGCGTTTGTTGATGATAAACGACAACAAAAATTAGAATTTGAAAATGGAGGTGAATAACCTCCATTTTTGTTTTTATTGATATTTATTAATAAAAAACATGAAAAAGTTTATTATATCTGAAGAAGAAAAGAATCACATCAAAAAACTTTACTTGATTGAAAGTGATGAAAAATGTGAGAACGAAATGTATACTGTTTACGATGCGAAAAAAAGGTTAGATGACACATTAACAAGTGAACAAAAAATTACAAAAGAAAAATTAGAATCTATAATTAAAAATAAAAAACCAAATAATTCAATTTCAGTACAACAATTTTGTAACGGTAAATATAAAATATCTTATTATGTTTCACTGGAAAAAGGTGATAAAATTGAATACACTCCGATTATTGACTAATGAAAAAAATACTTTCTGAATCTGGAATAAGAGATATTAATAAATTAGCAGCACGTTACCCAAAGGCGGAAATCTATTTTCACCAAGATTTGGATGGTGTGACAACTGCAATTGCAATGAAAGAATACTTGGAACAACATGGTATTCAAGTTATCGGAGCTCATGTTATCCAATATGGTGATAAAGAATTTACCGTTAA